TTAAAACTTGCGTTGCAACCGTTCGCGCTCAGACATGCCGTAAAAGAAGTTCAAGTCGTCAAACCGGAAGCACTCAAAGTTGGCGCTGTTGCGATTGCAGACACGGATCTCCTGCTCGGGCAGGTCCAGGCGGGGCAAGAGGTAGTAGTCGAGCTCGTTGGTGTTGTGGGCATCCAGCCGCACCGCGACCGTGAGGTCGGGGTTGAAGCGTTCGGTGTCAAACCGGATGCGCCAGCGCTGCTGGCCGTTGGGCAGGGTTTGACAGCGGGCCAGCACCAGGCTGATCACCAGCTCGTCGTTGAGGGTCAGCAGGTCGGTTTTACCGTCCCGGCGCACGCTGCCGCCCAGCTCAGCTATGGTCTCTTCGGTGCGGCGGACGATCTCGGGGTGCAGTTGGCGCAGCCGCCGGTTGACCTCAATGAAACCCTGATCGCGTGAGGAGTGAAACCCCACCAGCTCGTAGGCGCGGCTGAGGCTGCCAAAGCGCTGGGCGAAAGTGATGGCACACGGCAGCCCAGGGGCCTGGTTGATGATGACGCCTGACAAGGTGCCGCATTCGGCATACAGGCGCTTGAGGTGGAACAGCAGTTCTTCGTCGCTGTAGCGGCGTGTGCGCTCGGCCAGCACCTCTTGAGCTTTGAGGAAGGTGTCCAGCGGCACGATGCCTTCAAACGCACCCTCCTTGCGGATCCACATGGGAGGCGGGTTGTTGACATGCTTCTTCTTGAGCTTGAAAGAGTGGCGGTTGTAGACGTTGTTGCCGATGTACTTTTCGTTGGTAAGGACCTGACGCACGGTGCTGTAGGTCCAGGGCCGCTGGTAGTCGGTGCGGATGCCTTGGGCGTTGAGCCGTTTGGCGATTTCAGCAAGGGGCAGGTCATCTTGGATGAACCAGGCAAACATCTGCAAGACGGTGGCCACCTCATGGTCGGGGCCGGGCATGAGGATGACGCGGTCGGTTTGCAGGCTTTTGTGCTCGCCATTCTTAAGCTCGCCCTTGATGGCTCCGGCCTGGTCGATCAGCACCCGGCGCAGACCGTAGCCTGCAGGACCGCCTTGGCGAAACCCTAATTCGATGAGCCTGCACTGCCCGGCAAAGACCTTGGCCGAGAGCTCTCGGCTGTATTCACCGGCCATGGCACGCTTGACGCCTTTGACGATGGTGGAGACCGGTGAGCCGTCGTTTTCAAATTGCTCGGCGACGTAGGCGACGTGAATGTTCTTGCGCTTGCAGATGTATTCGTAATAGGCTGATTCATCCGCATCCTGAAACCGGCCCCAGCGGCTGACGTCGTAGACGAGGATGAGGTTGAAATCGGTGTTGTCGGATTCGACATCGGCAATGAGCTTTTGCAGGGAGGCGCGGCCGTCGATGGACAGACCGCTTTTGCCTTCGTCGGCGTAGGTGCGCACGATTTCGATGCCGCGCCGGTCGGCGTATTCCTGGATCTTGTCGGCCTGGTTGTGGGTGGAGTATTGCTGATGCTCGGTGGACATGCGCACGTACTGCGCGGCGCGGAATGTTTTGGGTGGATCTTCTGGGGTCATGTGGACTTGTGGACTGCTTGGTTCTGTTCGTTCGGACCATGTTGGCTTCGAAGCGGCAGAGCTATCAAGTCGTTTCTGGCCCATTTGTGCAGACTTTTTTGCGATCAGCCACATTTACGCAACTTGCCCGGCTCAATGCGCATGGCCACGGGCTTGTTGAGCATGGACAACAAGATCATGGAACGCTGCTCGGCATCCGCTGTTTGGTAGATCGCTTCGATGCCCGCGAACGGGCCATCGGTGATGACGACCTTGTCGCCTGCGGCAAAGAGGGCCTGAGGGTTGGACTGCTGCAGTTGCTCTCGCTCATGCAGGGCCGTGATCAGATCAGCATCGACTTTGGCGGGATGGCCACCAAACTTAACGAGATCGCGCACGCCCAAGGTGGACCGAATGGGCGACCAGCTTTGGCCCTTGATGTTTTCGCTGGTGTCGAGCTGGACGAACACGTAGCTGGGGAACATGGGCTCGGCCACCACCGCAGGCTTGCCACGGCGAACTTTTTCCACATAAAGCATGGGCATGTAGCAGCGGAAGTTCTGCCGCTGCAGGTTGGTGATTGCGGTGTCTTCTTGCCGTCCCTTGGTGTGCACCAGATACCAGGCGTGGTTCGGCGGCAGGGTGAGGTCTTGAAGTGGCTTGGTTTGCGCTTGGTACTCAGGCTTGGATCCGGCCATGGGCACAGGTGCCTTGACCTTGGGCGCAGGCTTGAGGTCTTCGCGCACCGCTGGCTTAAAGACCGTGGGATCAGATTCAATGCCTTGGGTGTTGACCGCCAGGTCGAGCGATCGCGCTATGGATCGGATGAGCGGCAGGGGCCGCTCATGCTGCAGCACTTGCTTGAGGAGAGTTCTGACTTCCCGCTGCTCGAAGGCCTCGAGGTCTTCCAGCCGGTAATGAACATCAAGGCCTTGCTGGAAGATGGGCAAGCCATCGTCTTGCCAGCGCAGCTTTTGCAGGCTGCCGGGAGTGAGGCCCAGGCGCTCAGCCGCCTCTTGCGTGGTGAGCAACCTGGGGGTCATACATGGCTTGTTTGAAATGTCATACCCGCATGAACGCTCTGGCGGGGACACAAGTCAAGCGAATGGAGTGATTTTTGGAACAGTGGCTACCGGCTCTGCTCCAGGGCTCTGGCTTGTTCCGCATACCAGCGCTGGAATGACAAAACCATGAGCGTGGCCTGCGCGGCGTCGCTGGCCAGTTGTTCACAACTCACGGGGATCTGAACGCTGGCGGGATCAGATACAGCGTGGGAGGCGGTTGCATCAACACCGGTGGCAGGCTCGGCATGGGCGGACACGGTGCTGGGACTGTCGGTACTGGAGGCGGGCTTGCGCAGGCGCTCAGGATGAGAGTGCTGGCCATTACCCCCAGAAGGAACAGAGATGGGCGGCTTTTGGGGCCGCCACAGGTGCTGAAGTTGGTTTTTTCGGGCGTCATGGTCGGTGCTGATGCGCTGGTTGATCTGTTCTTGTTGGGTTTGAACTTGGGCCACCTGCAGGGATTGGGCTAAGGCAGCGGTTTGCTGTTGCATTCGCTCTGCGTCCCAGGCCTGCTGGACGCCCTGCTGCCCCAGTCGGTGGCCGGCGCAAAATAGGCCCGCAGCCACCAGGCTTGAGATGATCCATCGCAGGGGTAAGGCGCCGAGCCAGGACATTAGCCAGGTACTCATGCAGTCTCCGGTGATAGGTTCAGCGGCGGGTCCAGCGCTTCAAGCTGGTATTTATCGATCATGTTGATCAACTTGTCGGCATAGCGCGGATCGGTGGCATAACCAGCCTTGGCCACCGCCTGCGCAAAAGTCTTGCCCGTGGTACAGGCAAAGCAAGCGGCATACCGCTTGTTGCGGCGCAAAAACTGGCCATGGTCGACCAAACAAGCCTGCCAATCAGGGTAGGCGCGCCAGTCCGCGGGTATGACCACCCACTGGTTGTTCAAAAACTCGCGGGTCTTGAGCGTGACGCGCTGGCCCGTCCAGCTGCGGTCGGCCTTGATACCAAAGAGGTTCTTGGCCCGCTTGGCCAGGCCCGACTCACCCCAGCCGGACTCAAGCGCGGCTTGCGCCACCACAAAGCTGGCCGGAATGCCCGTCTGCAAGCGACTGGCTTTAGCTGCAGGACCGATGAGGGCAATGAAGTCTTGCGGTTTCACAGCATCTCCTTCACGTCCTTAGCCACCTGATCAATAGAGGCGTCGCGGCGCTGGCCAATGAAGTTGAACACCCAGCGAACCATGGCCCATCCGGGCAATCCGCAGGCGAACATGAGCCCACCCAGGGCGCACAGACCCACTGTGGAAAACGCCCAATGGTGCAACTGCAAATACTCAACAGTCATCGCTCCACCTCCAATGCTGGAGACCACGGTGCTGATGAGCCCCACGGCCCATTCACGTTTGTCGCGCGGCGGTGTCATGAGCATGACCACCACGGCAGCCAGCGTGGCACCACTGGCCACAGCCGCAGCAGTGCCCCCAAAGGCCTTGTAAGCAGCGGCCGCCCCTGCCACGCCAGAGCTTGTCGGTTCAGGCATACGAGTCTCCAAAGTAAAAAGCCCGCACTGACCAGGTCAGGCGGGCGGAGGTTGGGAAGAATGGGTGTTAAATCAGGCGGCGACCGATGTGCCGTGCGCCAAGATGGGAATCACTCGTTTGCGGGGCTGATGTGGAATGCTGTGGACTTGTCCAAAAACGTCTTTTCGGTCCTGTCTGAAGTCACCGTCGATGTAATAAGGGATACAGCCGGTCAGGTATTCGATAGCAGCGGCCAGAAAGGGCACATTGTCAGAAAACGCTGCGTCACAACCAGCCTCCCAAAGCGGCCCATCCAGGAACATGCACGAGCCTTTGCACAGCTGCAAGACTGGACAGCGAGGGCACTCGGCTCTTTGGCTCCAGTGGGTAGCAGTCCGCATCTGTACGTTGGCCAGATCAGTGAGGTGGCCGGTCTTGTGCGGCTGGCCGTTGGGGGAGACAGCCGCAGCGCTCACGTTTTGGCAGGTAAGGACATTGCCGTGCAGGTCCACGGCCAGATGGCTGGCCTGGTCCATGCCGCATTTTTGACCCAGGGATGAGGCCGGACGCGCGGTCCGGATGGACTGCACGAAGTCCATGATGCGCTGCTGCGCAATCGACATGCGAGAAGCCAAGCCCAGCCGCAGTTCTTTGTAGGCCTGGGCCCTGAAGCGCAAATGGTCCTGAGGGGTTTGCAGGGTTGATGCCAAGCCACCCTCGTCATAGGGGTCAATGAAAGCCCCCTCCCCGATGCGCACATCCTGGCCAAACCGTTGCTGCAGCCAGGCCTGAATCTGTGCGCGGCTCTGATTGCCAGCATGCACCATGGCATTGATGCTGATGCGGCCTTGTGGATGAAGCCGGGCATAGAGCGCCATGATGGCGGCGTGCCGCTCAGGATCGCTGAGCGGATCGGGGCCCCTGCTGGACTGGCCAGGGCCGTCATGTGACAAGCCCACAGAAAACCCCATCTGGTCGATCCACTCGATCTTTTGCGCGTCGAGCAAGCTGCCGTTGGTGATCAAGCTGAACTGGGCATGTGGATACAGGCCGCGTAGGCGCTCAGCCAGCGGTTTGAGCGTCTTCCAATAGACCAGCGGCTCACCGCCCCAGAACTCGATGCGCTCTGGGGGGGCAATCAGCGCATCAGTCAGTTGACTGATGAAGGGCTCTATGTCATCCGGATGGCTGGCATTCGCATGCGGCACAAAGCGCTGGTTGCAATAGCTGCATTCGTAGTTGCAGGACAGGCCCAGGCTGATTTTTAGAACGCGGATGTTCCCCTTGCGACCAGGCTGTTTGACCGAGACCACTGTGGCATCGCGAAATGTGCCCGGCTGGACCGGCAGCACGGGCGTTCCGTCCTGCCAAGTCAGTTCAGACAGCTGGTTGTCGTAGTGGAGCAAGACTTGATGACCGTCTTGGTGCAAGGCGTGAATTTCAAATTTCATGAGAGTGCCTTTTGCGGCTCCTGAAGCCGCGTTTTGAACACCAGCACGGGCCGCAGATCGCGGCAGGCGCGGGAGATGGGGTTGACGCCATGGCGGATGTGCCCGGCAAAGAACACCGCCCGAGCCGGTGCGGGCATGACAGAGCCGAGCAAGCGGTCGTCCTGGTCGTAGAACACTGTCTCCCCGCCCCACCCCGCTTGCCAGTGCCGCACGCCATAAATCAACAGGGTTCTGTCCAAAGGATTCTGGCTGTCGATGTGGACATTGCCCTCGTTGCCATGGGTGTTGGCATTGGCGTACACGCCATGGCACAGGGTCATGACGGGTAACTTCAGTGCGCGCATGCAGGACAACCAGACATGGGGCAGCACGCTCGATTCGTCCTGTAGGAATTGCGGCGTGCAGCTGTAGTCAGAGGATTGGTTGATGGGCCAATCCCGCCCCATCAGCTCACGGTGCCAGATCGGGAAAGGCTCTGGCTCGTTTTTGTTGGTGATGCGGTAGTAGCGGTACTGCAGGTGCTGCAGCCAATCGATGAGCGCCTGAGAGGTCGACTGATCCAAAACACCATCGGCAAACGAGACCGGGTTGTGCAGATCAAGCATGATCATCCTCCGGTTCGGCTACAGAGTGAAACTCGATGGCCAAGGTGTCGTGCGACTGGGTGCGCAGCGGAAAGTACCCGTGCGGTGTGCACAGCGGCATGGTCACCAGCAGGCCAGGCTGCGGGTTGATCGGAAAATGCACTGGGGTCTCCCAGGGCAGCAGACTTTCATTAACGCGTTTGGCGGGATTGCCAATGACCATGCAGCCGGGCGTTCGTACATTGGGGCTATCGGTTGCCGGGTAGTCCGCTTGCAAAAAAAGCACCGTATTGAGCCCAGGACGCGAGCTGGCAATGTGCTCTGCCACATGAAACCCTGGCTGGCAGCGCATGATGTGGGCGCTCAGCCGATAGCGGTATGTGCCCCAGATGGATTGCAGGTGCGCACGGACCACCGCCAACATGTCCTGCAGACCATCGGCCTGCGATAAGCCGCCCTGCAGCAAGTCGTGGCTGCGGCACTGCCAGGCCTCGGGACCCCAGCGGTGGTGGGCGTCCTCCCGCAGGACGGCTTGCGCGAACCGCTCAAGCAGCAACGGCGACAAGCGTGACGGCTGGACATAAACAGTGCTGGGCCACAAAGAAAAAACCCAACGTTGGGGTGACGTTGGGTGGTTTTCTGAGGCGACGGTCGATGAGACCGGGTGCGGGCTGACTGGTGTGGCCACCGCCATGATGGGTGGTGGGGGAATCGTAGATGGCTCAAATGACATGAATCACTCCTTGGGCCAGTGCGGTGACGGCCCCTAATCCAAATTGAAGGTGCAGGTTTTCTCCGGCACGCAGGCCCAAGGCCAGTGCCCGAACTTGGGCGCGACCTGCTTGCATGCGCACACGGCGGTGCGTGACATAACCCGAAACAGCGTGCACATACAGCCAGGCATCGACAGGCTCGGAAGCCCGGATTTCGAGCTCGACCCACTGATCAGGTCCAACCACTGGCGGAGCATGAACACTGAGAGTGGGCAAATGCGCGTGCAAGCTGGTGATGGTGTGCGCGTGCCCAAGCAGTGCATCGCTTGCCTTGGCATAGCGCACATGTTCATCCACCGGTAGATTGGTCCACAGCGCGCCCCCGGGGTAGGCGTTGATGCGAAGCACCATCTGAGGGCTGAGCGGCAGTTCATGCCAAGGCACCAGGCAAGACCCGGCGACCAAGTGCTTCTGGCGTGCCTTGGTCAGCGGCAAGGACAAGGCGGTAAAGCCTTCGCTGTCAACCTGGCTGCTGCGGGTCAGAACATGACGGTTAAAGGGTGCCATGAAGCGCCAGGTGTCCATGCACAGGACAAACATCCACGCGGCCCAGTCGCTGAGGTGCTGCCCGTACATGCGTGGTTTGGCAAGCATGGCCCGTGGGTCCAGGGCGATTTCATCGATAAGACCCCATGGCTGCCCATCAATTCTCTCGGTGTGCCCGACGGGCATGTCCGAGCGAACCGGCAACGTGTAGGGACTGGGCTGGCCCCGCCTCGGCAACGAATGAGGGTCTGGCATTGAAGCGACTGATGGGTGGACCCGATACTGCATCTGGGTGACCTTACCGACCGGCCCCTCTGGTTGCAACATCTCCAATGGCTCCCACAGTCGCCAAGATAGGCGATCGGCTTCAGCCAGAACCTCTATGGCCAGCGGCTGTGTGAATTCATCGACCCGCTGCACGAAGCGCGCGCGAACGTTTGCAGGCACGGTCACACCCGCACCTCCAGCTCTTCGACACCACTGAACCACTTGAACCCCAGCTTGATCTTGGCCAGAGCCCCAGGATCTGCGCCAAAGAGTGTGACCAGGGCTTGCCCTTGCTCGAGAACTGGGCGGCTGTTGCTCAAGGCTCCGGCCGTGGTACTGAGGAGCACTTGCCCAGATGCCGAGATCACCACCCCTTGGTCATTGACCGCCATGATGCGGATGCGCCGTGGATCGCCTCCCTCATCGGCCAGGCGAAACAGCGGAAACGCCATGACCATGGCGACAGAATTGCTTTCCCACGCGTGATCGAACTCAAAACCTGTCACCTCGGTCTGGCCCGACTGTGGCGAACACATGAGCACCAGGCTTGGTTCAAGCCCGAGCGGCGGGATCCAAAGCTGTGCCAAGACCAGCATGGGCTGCTGATTCCAGTATTCCCGGAACCCTTCTTTGGAAAGAGCAGTCTGGGCGAACTTGTTGATCCACACCGGCTCACTCTGCCCTTGGCGCACGGCAAAGAGCCAGACGGTATAGGCATTGCCCGGATCCCGAGCAAGCTGTTGCAAGTCAGCTTCGCGCAGGGTGTGGACGAAGGCACTTTGATGGCCTGCCAGGCTGGGCTGTGCGGTTTCGTCAATGACACGCCCAGATGCATCCAGTTCCATTTCATAGGCTGGCAACAGATGCTCGATATAGAAGTCTCCATCGATCCGATCAATTCGGACTTTGTTGGTGCTTTGCGCATTATTGGGGCTTGCAGGACTTTGCAAGGGGTAAGGCATGCGGATGGTTTTCATGGACAAGCTCTCCATCAGCAGCCGCAGCAATTGCAGTTGCAATCACAGTTGGTGAAATACTTGACGGACCGCAACCTGATTTGCCCGCCTTCATCGATCAGTTCGTGAATGCGACCTGAGTTGACATTGCCGCTGCCATAACAATTGATGGCCACATCGCCCGTGCCAGGCTGGCTTGCGCAGTTGGCTGTCGATCGGAAAAAATAGTCGTGCAACCAGCCGTAGTTAGCGGTCCACATGGAGCCGCCGTTGTTCATGTACATGTCCCAGTTGCCGTCGGTCTTCAAAAACCCCATCAGGTTGCTGTTGACATGCAGGTAACGGGTGCTGCCCTGGTCCGTGTCGTAAAAGTCGATCGTGGGCGAGGTGCTCTGGACGGTTTGACTGGGCAGCGTGAGCCGACCGCTCATGCTGTCACCGCTGCGGGCGACACGGCCAGACAGGTCAATGCTGACCGTGGCATTGCCGTTGGCGTCAGGACCACCACCATTGACCGAGCGGACAAAGGCCGATGAGTCGTAGCCATCGAGCCGATCGGAATCTGTCGCCTTGGCGCTGATGCCCAGATAGGCGGCGTTGTGGTTGTGCGAAGCCGAGGCAAAGGCGCTGGCGTGTTGTCCATCGAGCAGGTCGGCGTCCAGCCCCGAGCCAGCGCCATCCACGGTGAGCAGCTTGGCCAGCACATCCGCTGCGGTGTAGGCCGCCGCGTTGAGCTTGGCCGCGAACTGGGCATCGATCCCACTGGCCAAATCCATGATGAAGCGCCAGTTGTCCGGGTTGGTCCCGATCAGCTGGTAGAGCTTGAGCTGGTCGGTGCGGTAGCACAGCATGCCCACCTGCTGGTTGGTGGTCGGGAACGTGGTTCCGCTATTGCATGAGATCGCTGTCTTGTCGTTGTTCAGGATCTCGATCAGAGAATCAGAGAGCGTGCGCGACGACGGGATGTCAGTGAAGTTTTGCATGGTGAATGGATGGAAAAATGACTGAGGTACGTGGGTGCTTTCAGTACCCCTGAGCGATCCAGGTGAAGGTGCCGGTCACACGGGTGCCAGCGGTGTTTTCCAAAAGGGCAGCAAAACCTGTACGGGTGACTGCACTGGCCAAGCGGGGAATGGCCACCACCGTGCCGCCCTTGTGGGTCATGGTCACCTCGGGGGGCACCCTGAAGTTGCGAGCAAAGCCAATGACTGCGCCCGCTGCCGCGTCGGTGATCTGCACAGTGCCCCGGTCAAAGACATCCGGCACATCCACCGTGACACGCAGCGCTTCGATGAAACCTCTGTCCGAGTTTCTGGACTTCAAGATGGCCCGAAACAAGGCCTTCTGGTAGGTGTAGTCACCCTGAATGAAATCCCGGAAATCCGTGTAGCCCGGCGGATGACCAGCTTCCACAATGTTTGCAAAATCGGCCTCGGTGATCTCGGTGCTGGCTACGATCATGTCGCTGATCACGCCATTGGCATGGCGACGGTACTGCTCGGCAAGAGCCAGGGCTTCATGGGCCGCGAGGCGCAAAGCCCGGCGCAGAGCATCTGACACCCCCAGCCCTTCTTGCAGGAGTCGCTTGTACGCCACCGTGCGGCCCAAGTTTTCTGCAAACGCCAGCCCCTCAGCCACCTGTTTGACGGATTGGCGGGTGAGCTGATCATTGGTGCTCAAAGCCTCCGAGACAGGTTTTTGAAGCTGCCTGGAGGCCTGATCGCTCACGGCCAACCCTTCGCCTACGCGCAGGATGAAAGCGATCAGGTCATAGTAGGTCTCGGCAAAGTTCAGGGCTTCGGTGACGCGTTTGCTGAAGCCTTGATCCAGGCCATCGGTCAAAACCACCGCTTCAGCGAATGCCTTGCTGGCCAGCCGTGCACTCACTGACGCCATCGGCAGGCTCTCGCCATGCTTTTGGAGCACCCGGCGCGAGAGGCTTTCATTCACGGGCAAACCTTCTTGTACGGCTTTGGTCACAGAGCGGGCCAAGTCGTCCAGCGTTTGGAAGTTTTCATGCACAGACTTGCGGCCATCCCTGGAAACGCTTTCGGCCACCCTCAGAGATTCGACCCAGCGCAAGACATAGGCAATCAGGTCATAGTAGGTGTCGGCAAACTCGAGCGACTCCGCCTTTTGCAGTGCGACTTGAAGCCGCCGGGTTTCTGCAAGGGACACAGTTTCGCTCAGACGCTTGCCATGCTGGCGGTTTGACGCCTTCACCAAAGCCAGGGTGGCAGCCACGGCCACCACATAGACAGCGGGGTACGCGGTGAGCCAGGACTTGCCTGCACTGGCGCTTGCCCAGGTGAAACTGGCATTGGCCCAGGTGTAGCGGGGGCCTTGGGATTCGCCCACGGTGACCGTCTCGGGCATGGCGATCAGCTCATGGTGAAGGTAAAAACAGCGGTGAGGCTGTCATCTGCTCCCTTATTCACCACCGGGAACACCACCCTGTCGAGCATGATCCCGCCCGATGCGGCATTGAACACCCCGGCTTCCGTGATCGCCCCCGTGCCGTCACCCGCAGGAAAGTCCGCCGTGAAGCTGAAAGCCTTGGTGCCCACCGTGTGCGCGTAAGTAGCAGCGTTTCGGTCGAGCTCGGAGACCAGCGCCGACTGGCTGGCCGCAGCCGCCGTGGTGCCCGTGCCCAAGGCGATGAAGCCCATGACCGAGGGACGGCTGGCAGATTTGCCGATGGCGTCGGCGATGAAATCAAAGCCAACATTCACGATGATGTTGTCTTTGTGAACGGTTTCGATGTCGCCACTGGCGCGTCGAACAATGAGGGTCATCGCCCCCTGAAGTTGCATGGTTTCGTCAATCATGTGTTGCCTTGGAAAAAGTCACTGAAAGTGAATGGCTTAAAAAAAGCGCTGCCCTTTTCAGGTACAACGCCTGTGTCGAGCGCCTCGCCTGTGATGGCTGCGCTGAATCTGCAAATGCAGACGGTGTGAACGGCCCGGCTCAATACAACTGCAGACTGCTGAACCCAGCCACGGGCTCCAGTTCTGCTCTGGCCGAATGGACGGGGCCGCCCATCCTGCAGGCAAACAGGCGGCGATCTGTACGGGTCTGGCACACCCCGAGACAGACCCGGTCAGACGCCTCCAGCTCAAAAGCCAGCGTGACGCGCCGGGACAAGTGGTCTTCCAGAAAGAAGTCTTGGGTCTGGGCGTCATAGCCCAGCAGCAAAGCACCGCCAGGGCCCGTTGCTTTCCAAATCACACAAGTCGTGACCTCTTGGGGTATGAACCAGAACGAGGTGTGAAAGACCTGAGGAATGTTCACGCCCCAGGCCACCTGGGTGGTGTCCTTGACCATGAGCCCTTCGCCATAGCGGCCATCGCCGTAGCTCACACCCGCCGAGGGGTTCGCTTGCAGATTGCCGATGCCCATCACCGTGCCACTGAGCCGCCAGCCGTACAACTCACCTGGGTGCAAAACATCCTGGCGCGCCATCTGGAACCGCGCATCCACGTTGGCGATGGCACCGTCATAGGTCCATTGCCGCCTGGCAGCGTCACCGCTCCAGACAAAGTTGGCTTCCTGCCAGGTGGTGCGGTCGTCGACCGACGCCCCCAAACTGCTGAGCAAGGTGTTTTGCGCCCGGATCGGCGAGACCAGATCCAGCTCAAAGAGGTATTCGGCCACTTGTGCACCGGTGTTCATGCGCAGCACGTTTCGGCCATTGACCGTGACCACCGAGGCGAAGTGCTTGGTGCCAGCAAAGCCAGCAGCCTGCTCATCTCGCTCAAGGATCAGGTTGGCGTTTTGAGGCTGGGCCACCACAGTCGAGACGATGGTGGGCGTGTCGCTGTAGATGCCGGGCGAGGCGATCGCCTTGATCCAGAACTTGCGCTCACCATCAAAGCCAGAGGGCAGCGTGTAGCTGGTGGATTTGACCTCGGCCACAAAAAGCGATGCGTCCCAGGCTGCCCCTTCGCGCAGCTCATAACCCACCACCTCGGGCTCGGGGTTGGGTTGCCAGCGAAACTCCAGCCGGTTGGCTGACTGCACCACATCGAACTGACGCACCGTGGCGGGGGCCAGCAAGGTCAGCACGAAGGTGGTGACATGCGCGCTGTAGTGGCCCGAGGTGTCGTAGGCACGGATGTGGTACGGGTAGTGCCCGGCCGCATCCTGATCGTGGACCATCTGCGTGCCCGAGGTGGTGGCCACCAGCTGGGCGTCGTCCCAGCCGGGCCCGACCCTCACCTCGTAGCCCGCCAGATCGGCATCGGGCAGTTCGTCCCAGCTCAGCAACAGATCGGACATGCGGCGTTGGACCGTAAAGCCGGAAACATCCGACGGCGGCAGTGTCTTGCCCAGCACCGTGGCGCTGAGTGTGGCGGGTGCGCTTTCCTTGCGGGTGATACCGATGGCTCTCAGGCTGAACTCGTAATCGCCCTCCTGGGCATCTCGAATTTCAATGTAATTGGCACTGGTCAGCGGCAAACTGATGAAGTTGCCGCCACCCACACGGTAGGAAAGCCGGTAGGCGATGGCCGCTGGCACTTCAGCCCAGGACAGCTGCACCAACACCTGCGCCCGGTCTTTGACCCGGTACAGGCTCTCTTGCATGCTCAGCCCCATGGGCACTGCGGGCATGTCCGACAGTACCGTGAGGGCGCGCGGCTGCAGCGCCAGGCCTTCTTCGATGGCGGCGTACTTGCCCGGGTTGTGAGCCAGGGCCGTGACTTCGTACAGACCGGGATCGCGCTCGGCCACTGACACCACCCGAAACAACTGAGGCTCGATGATGGTCGAAGCCAGCACCCAGATGGCATCGGTTTGCGGTGCCATGCTAAAGGGAATGGTCACCATGAGCGTTCGCCCGCTGGCTCCATTGAAGTTGGCTCCCACCTGCCGCTCTTGCACAGTGCCATCAGGCAAGATGACCGAAAGCCTCCAAGGCAAGTCGGCTGGCAAATCCTGGTCCAGAGTGACGGTGGTGGTGGTAGCCGCTGCGATGCGTCCTCCCAGGCGCATTCCGCCCCGGCTCGGATCGGCCACCTGAATGACATCGCCTGGGCGCACCACAGCCCCTTCCAGGCCTGTGCGGAAGGTGATGATTTCTGACTCCGACTGCTCGGAGTACAGCAGCCACTTGCCCACCCGATTGGCCTGACCGCGCGAGGTGCAACCCATGGCCACCACATCGGCTTGCACCACGCCATAGCGCGCGATGCCTGCAACGTCCTCGACGTATTCCACCTTCTGCCGATAAAAATCCTCCGGATCGACCCAGCTGACTAGGGCCACCGTGTGGCGAGCCTTGGCAGATGAGCCCTGGTAGGCGAACTCTCCGTCGATGACGTTGGCAGCGGTGAACTGGTAGATCGGGTCTTGCGGCGCGTCCTGCGTGACCGTGATGGTACCGCCGGACCAGTAGGCCATGCCCCGAAACACCGAGGCCATGTCCTGCACGACCTTGTAGGCCTGCTCACGGGTCTGCAGGTACAGGTTACAGGTGAAGCGGGGCTCATACCCGCCCAGACCATCGGGCACCAGCTCGTCACAGTAACGCGCTACCCGGTACAGCGCCCATTTGCCCACTTGAGACTCTGGGATGTAGTTGCCAAGACCGTAGCGGGTGCTGGTCACCAGGTCATAGAAGCACCATGCCGGGTTGTCGGTCCAGGCCACCTTGAACGTGCCATCCCAGATTCCGGTGTATGACCGGGTTTCAGGGACGTAGTTGGACGGTACGCGAACGCGCAGCAGCTTCAAGTCATAGCTGCGCCGGGGAATACTATTGAACTGCGAAGCATCTACCCGCAGGGCCATCAAGGCGCTGTTGGGGTAGCGCAGCTTGCTCTCGATGACCTCGGTGTACGAGTCCAGAAAGGTTTTGTTTTGCAGGCTGCTCTGGGTCGCGTCTTCGGTGAGCCTGCGCAATCGCACATCCCAGGGACCAGTGCCAGGCAGCGGCACGTAATAGCTGCGCTGGTAGCGCGAGGTGGTTTTTCCAGAGACCGTATCGGTAACCACCTGTACAAAACCGGAGCCCGCCGACTGCACATCGATCGCATAGCTGAGTGTTGTCCCGTTCAAGTCTCCGTTGGTGGTGTCCTGCAAGGTCAGTGCGGGCATGCTGACCTTCAGGCGCACAGCGTCAACATCAGGGTCCGTGATGGAGCGCACGACCGGCTGGGCGAACTTGCACTCCACACCAACCGAGACCTCGTTTTCTACCGAGGCAAAGCCTGGGATATAGCCCTGCTGCTGGGTGCCCGGGCGGCTCTCCAGTGTGACTCCGGAGAAGTTGTAGCTGCCATCGGCATTCTGGATAGGCGTGTCGTCCAGAAAAACCGACTGCAAGCCCTGGACCAGGCCTTCGATTTCTCCTTCGCTCACCAGGTCGACCACGCGCGCGTAGGCTTTGGAGCGCAAGCTGTCGGCGGCCTCTTGTGCAACCCGGGCACTGCCCCCACCGGACTTGCCACCACCACCTGCACCGATGATCAAAGGCATTGGATGTGTCAGAGGCGTCGTCATACAGGACTCTCGTCAACGGGTATTTCATCGACAGGTATTTCATCAACATCTATGCCCGCGCTGATCACGGCCGAGCCCACGATCATTCGCCCATAGCCTACGGGTACCGGATGACCTTGGGCGGTGGTATTCACGGCCCCGTTGAAGACGTAGCTGGGGCGGTTTTCTGGTCGCTCAGAAGGATCGGAGGCTTTAGCGGTGGGTGCGATCATCTGGGCCACACCCCCAAAAATCATGGATGTGCCCACTGAATACAGGGTGGCTTGGGACAGGAATGAACCCGCTGCTGCCCAGCCCATTGGGTTCCACCACGACACGGCGATCAGCGCCGCCCCCAGAAGGATCTGCCCCAAACCGTTGCCTCCTGCCCCGGAGACCACGGGTGCGATGGTGATGCGCTGTTGACCGGTGGGTTCATGCAGGCGCTCGAGCGACAAGGCGTCTCGCTCCACCAGAACACGGTAGCCCACCCCCCGCTCGCCAGAGGACACCAACTCGCGCTCGAAGTGCGGGAAATTGGCGCACAGGGCGCGCACAGCCTCTGCGGCCGAGGCCACTGCCATCTGATGTCGACGGCCAAAGCGCCTGCCCAGTTCACCGAGAAGAAGGATCGTGGCCATCGCAAGACTCGTTCTACCCGCTTAAAAAGCGGTAAAGGAAATGGTTAAAGATGCGGGTGCAGATCTGGATGCCGCAACGCGTGGGTGCTGACCTTTTGCCAGTAGCCGCCGTACACGTCCCGGCTGGAGAGCCTGCCCTGCAGGTGGTGCAGGATCAAACCATCGCCCAGATACACCGATGCATGGTTGGGTACCGGTGAAGCCACCTGCATCAAAAGCACATCGCCTACTTTGAGATCGGTCAGATCAGCAACTTCAAACCCAGCCGAACCAAAGTTGTCCAGGTACAGGTTCATGCCGCGCTTCCACCATTCGTCAAAGCGCTCAAAGTTCGGCAGCTCAATGCCCCGCTCCTGACCGTACCAATCGCGAACCAGGGCGTAGCAGTCGAGCACACCATGTGCCCATTGACGACCTACCAGGGGCGCAACGTACCCCTCAGGCTTGATCTGCGCCCACTGACCGGCGGGAAAGGAAACGATGAACCACGGCAAGCCTGTGGCCTCGCAAGCCACACGATCGGCCTGGCTGGGCTGCGCAGGCAAATTCGGATGTGAGTGAAAGACACCCACGATCTCACCTTGGTGATGGGCCTGCACATAGTCTTCCGGGTGAATCACGAACTGATCGGTCCCCAAGCCAATGTTGCGGCAGGGGAAGTACACCTGCCTGCCCTTTTGAATAATCACCAAGCCACAGGCTTCCCGGGGATACTCGCGCGCGGCGTGGGCCAATGCCAAAGACTGATTGACTTCATTCATGGATTGAGTTCATTCAAGGATTGCCTTGAGCCATCATCGAAACAAACCAGCGGCAGGAAAGCCACCGAAGGGCAGCTCAGCATTCGTCCCAAATCGCCTCTGGCAAGATGCCAGGCGTTTGCCGCAGGTGTCCTGCGCCCTGCTGCTCACCAACTCATCGCTGGCGTTGAAATACGCGCTGCCCGTGTACCCACACTCGGCACCCCGGTAGGACCAAGGACAGACGTTTTGCACGATCTGACGGCGCGGCAAGCTGACGCCCTCCAAATCAAAGGATGCAGCCAACTCGAACTCGACCACCTCGCGCGCTTCACGCGACTTGCGGTCAACGCAGTACACATCGTCAGCAAACTCGGCCATGGGGTCTGCTGTCGGGTTCACGCCGCCCTCAAAATTGACCGCGTCGAGGTACTTGGCCAGGGTTCGCTTGCGGGTGATCCTGGCACCCACCAGGTCTTGGTAGCTCAGGACCAGAGCGGTGATCGAGCCCGTGACATTGGCCACCCGCAACCGGGGACGGGGCACCTGCCCGCCACCGTTGAACTCAAAGCCCTCTACCTGGATCGGAAACGCCTCATAGGCGTGGCCTTGCCAGACCACACGCTGCAGGAGGGCGTTGGTCCCTGCGTGAAAGCGTACGGGTCCCTGCCCAAAGAGCGATAAATCGAGCACAAAGAGCTCGATCACAGCACTGGGGGCAAGTTTCTGGATTTCTGAGGTGATCGCCGGACTGGTTTGAATGGACTCGGTCATGACAAATCAAACACCTGTCTGAACGTGGCCCGCACCGTTTCGACGTTGGGCTCATCCACCGAGCGGCTCCACTCCTCGCAGGTGAACTTGGCCGCAGTGCCTGCAGGGGTGGTCCACTCAAAGGCCTGCACACCCCCGCGAGCGCGCAAAAACGCATCGATGGCACCGGCATCCTGCGTGGTTCGTCCGCGAAACTCCAGCGTCCAGACCTCGGCTTGGGTGTGGATGCCAAAGGCCAGGCGCTGCTCATAGCCATCCCCAAAAGCCACACGGCGCACATTGGGCCGCATGGCCAGACTGGCACCCAAGGAAGGGATCCATGTGAACACCGCCATTTACAAAGCCCTCCTGCTGTCGAGCAAACCTCCGGCCCGCTTTTGCGCGAGCAACTCCTGGCGTACCGCGTTGGCCACTGCCTGACCCAGGTCACGACCGCCAGCGTTGTCGCCTCGTGTGGAGGCACCTGCATCGGAGACGTTCACGGAAATGTTGAAGACGGAGCCCGG